GATAAATTAAAGTGCGATTTTAGGTTAATTTATCTTCTAAATAGGATATTTTAAAGTGCAAATTTATTGTTTTCTTGGAGAAAACAAATTGTAAAAAGTAGGATAAAACAAATTGTTAATCAACAGACAATCCCCCATCTTGTATTAGTAGAAAGACTTCTACTTTCTTCCTGCGCCAAGGACCCCATTATTACTAGGAGCAATTCACCTTTTGCATCTAAGGTATTAATATTTTCTTTTTCAAAATAAACCGCTATTCCCTTTTCTCTAAGCATTCTTATATATTGAAGACAATCTAATGTATTTCTTGCAAACCTGGATACTGATTTTGTTATTACCATATCAATCTTTCCAGCCATGCAATCTTCTATCATCCTGTTAAACTCAACACGTTTCTTTGTATTTGTTCCTGAAATACCTTCATCAGCATATATACCTGCAAAGTCCCATTCTAGTTTACTTTGAATATAATTTGTATAATGGCTTACCTGTGCCTCATAACTTGAAAGCTGCTCCTCATTATCTGTACTAACTCTGCAATAAGCACATACCCTTGTTCTTGCTTGAATCGGCAAGCCTCTAACCTCTTGTATTGTTTTTGCTGGAATTACCGCAACATTCTTTTTGGCCATTAGCCTTCCTCCTCTCTTTTACTGCCTTGGTTTCATAATTCTCCTCTATAAAAGCTCCATTAATAAAATGAAACTGTATTATTCCTGGTTCTAAAGAAATTATCTTTTCCACTGTTCTTTTGAATATATCTTCATCAAATTCTTTTAATCTAAAGGGCATTTTATTTAAAAGCTCCTGAAGCTTTAAGTTGTTGTAATAAAGCTCATCAAATTCTATCCTCCCCCAAAGCTTCTCCATTTTCTTTTGAAGAATAATAACTGCATTTCTATTTATTTCATTAGTATTAGGACTTCTATTAATTGAAGCTTCTCTTAGCATTTCAATACTCTCTTCAAACAATATTTCTAATTCTCTGTTATTATAAGAAGCTTTAGCTGAACCTCCTAAATCTTTAAAGTATTGATCTTTACTTCTTTGGAGCTTATTGAAAGCTATTACAAAAAGCTCTTTTAACATTTTCTCAGGGATACCGGTATTACTGCAGTTAGCCATTCCCTTTTTTATATACGTCTTACATTTCCATACTCTCTTTTCGCAAGGCTTACCACTAGAATTTACTGTTCTAATATAATTCTCACCGCACTGCCCACAAATAATAATTGAGGTAAAAGGATATATGTGCTTCCAAACAGCTTCCTTCTCAGCAGGAACCTTAAACTTTTCAAAACCTTTCTCTCTTAATTCTTGTGCTTTTAAAAATATATCTTCATTTATAATCCCTTCGTAATTTTCGCTTCCACAATATTTTTCATTCTTTAAAATATGAGTTACAATTCTATGGTCCCAATTAACACCTTTAGGACTTTTTATTCCTTCCTCATTAAGCTTTCTGGTTATTTGCCTTATAGGTGTTTGCTTTAAATATTCATTAAATATTCTTCTAATAATAGCTGCAAATGGTTCAACTATTTCATAATATCCATTGTCTCCATACTTATATCCAAAGGGAGGTCTGCCATTTGTTCTAGCCATTCTCTCCCTCCTTAAATATAATCTTGCCTTTTCTTCCTCTTTGCTTTTCAAAGTATTCATCAAGGCTAAGACCATTTTTTAATTCAAAAATTATATGCTTGTCTGACTTAACAGTTATCTTTTCTACTATTGCATTAAATATTTCTTCATCAAATTCCTCAAGTATGTTATGAATTCCACTTATAAATTCATAAACCTTATTAGCTCTATCCACCCATTCGTCTTGACCTGTTAATTCCCAGGCTAACTTGCTTCTTTGTTCTCTCAAGGCAGCAATATTCTTTGACAGCTTATTTTTTTCTTCATAATATATTTCTTCATCTGCATATCCTTTTTCCTTAAGTTTTAAAAGCATTCTTTCTTGTTCTAACAAATGTTCAATCTCTTTATCAAAATTCTTTATTCCCTCATCTTCAAGCCTTGCATCAATTATTCTTTTAACATTTTGAATAAAAGGTTTAAGAACTACATCTTTATTTGTATAAAGCTTGTTGAACATTCTTACAAATACAGCTTTTATAGTTTCCTCATAAATTGGCTTCATGTTACACTCTTTGCTTCCCCTATCTAGATAAGTTGAGCATCCCCATGAAGCTACTTCACAACTTTTGCCTGAATTTTGAATATGTCTTTTAAAAGGTCTTCCACAATTATTACAGACTATTTTATAAGTAAATGGATATCTATTTTTATACTTTTCTCTATCTCCAAGAATGTTGCCATGTTTTCCTGCTCTATCTTCCCTAATCTTTTGAACCAGCTCAAATTCTTTCCTTGAAATAATAGGCTCATGATTATCTTTGATATAGTACTGCGGTAGTTCTCCTCTGTTCTTCTTCCTTTTAAAAGTAACCGTATCCGCAGTATAGGTTTTCTGAAGAATCGCATCACCGCAATACTTTTCATTAGCCAACATATTTCTTACAGCTGATCCACTCCATTTTGTCTTCCCAGTTACTGTTTTTATTCCATCACGCTCAAGCTCTCTAGCAATTATCCCTGTACCTTTTCCTTCAATGTAGTCTTTAAATATTCTTCTAACAATAACTGCTTCTACTTCATTAATAATGAGCTTTCTTTCTTCACTTACGTCATATCCTAAAAACCTTTTGGTATTTACTTGTACTATTCCTTTTTCATATCTTTTTTGATTTCCCCACCTTATGTTTTGAGAAAGGGAAGAAAGTTCTTCTTGTGCAATAGAGCTTAATACTGATAAAACCAACTCACTTTCTGCATTCATGGTATTTATATTTTCTTTTTCAAATAATACAGCTACACCTAAAGTCTTTAGTTTCCTAACCACCTCAATACAATCAGCTGTATTTCTAGCGAATCTGGATATGCTTTTGGTTATAACCATATCTATTTTTCTACCTTCGCATTCCTTTATCATCCTCATAAATTCTGTACGTTTTTCTTTGCTTTTTCCTGAGATGCCTTCATCAGCATATATACCTGCAAACTCCCAAGCTTCATTACTTTTTATAAAATTTGTATAATGACTTACCTGAGCTTCAAAGGAGTTTAACTGTTCCTCTTTTGAAGAACTTACTCTACAATAAGCTGCAATTCTCATTTTTGCTTTATTTTTTATATCTGCTATATCATTAATCGTAGCTTTATTAGCCTCTATTGTTAGTACTCTTTTGGCCACTTTTTCATCCTCCTTTTTTGTCATTGTGATGTTACCTCTGTACCCTTAACTTATCAAGTTATTAGTTGCGGAAACATATAAAAATGTAAAAAATAAAAGCTTGAGCAGTACACCCAAGCAATTACCTTATTTATTGAAAGTTTTTAAATTCTCTTCATCTATTTTATTAAATTCATCTTCCGTTATTAATCCATCACCTAAGAGCTTCTTTAGAAGATGCCTACTAATTAAATACTCCATTGAATAATTTTTATTTTCTAACATGGCTTACCTCCTGAAAATTAAAACCGCTACCTAAAACCTTAAGTAACAGCTACTTATTAAATATCATAATTACAGCATCAAACCCTGCTGCCTTTAACTTCTGCACTTGATTTTCAGCATTTTCTTTTACTGAATATGAACCTACCATAACTCTATAAAGAGTTTGACCATTTTCTGATTGAGTTGGTGCTGAAGCTTCAATGTAATCAATCCCTACTTGTGCCAAGATTGCTTTTGCTAATGCCTTTATTATTTCATTTCTTTTTGCATCAAATAAGTTGTTGTCCCCTGTGTTATCAATAAAACCTATCTCTATTAACACTGCTGCAGCCTTGGTTTCTCTTAATACATGATAGTTAGCTTCTTTAACACCCCTATCTGCAAACCCCAATGCTGCAAGAGATGTTTGTATCCTTTGAGCCAAACCTTTTGATTTTGCTCCTGGATTTAAATAAGTATAGGTTTCTACTCCTTTCGCTTGTTCTGGCTGAAAGGCATTTCTATGAAAGGATATGAAATAATCATAAGTATTTCTATTTTCAAAATTACTTCTATCATTAAGACTTACTGTAGCATCGGTCGTTCTTGTTTCATCAACTGTATCTCCATGCCTTCTTACCTCTGCTGCTACGGCTCTGCCTATGCTTAGAACATCATTGCTTTCATTTCTACCATTATAACAAGCACCGCTGTCTTCTCCACCATGTCCATAATCAAAACATAATCTAGCCATTACTCTTCTCCTCCTTATTTAACTGCTCTAAAATATCTTTTAATTTTTGTGGTATTGGTAATCCTATCTTAGCTGAATTTTCAATAATACTTATTCCTTCATTAGAAACGTAGAGTAGGAAAGTACCGCCTTGTCGCATTTCTGTGATAGGTTTGCACAGTCCCCTCCCCGAACCGTACTTACACCTCTCAATGTATACGGCTCTCCATTTATGCTTATATGACGAATTTCAATTTTTATTTTGTTGATGGATTTTTATATGACATTCTTTACATACCACAAGTGTCTTGCGACGTCTTGCAATCATTATCCTTTCCCAATGGAATTTACCTTTTAAATTTTTCACCTTGTTTATATGGTGTATTTCATATTTACCAAAACCAGTTTTGCCACATAATTCGCATTTTTCTGTTCTTAATCTATTATCTAACGTATTAACATTTGTGTTATGATATTTAGTTTTTATTGAATCTATATCTGCAATCATTTCACTTTTAAAACTATTAAGTTTTTTGCAATCTTTAAATTTAACTATTTCCATAGTTCTCATACCTTTTTTAGTTGGATAAGTTATACCCCATATTTTACCATAACGATACTTATCTATAACCTTGTAAACACTACTTTTATGTTTACAAGCAAGTGTTTTTAAGCAACTATATTCCATAAGATATACAAAATAGTTTAATTTATTGAAGTTACTAGCTAGACTATAATAGTTACAAATTCCTCTTGTTTGAGAATTATAAGTATCTAAAATTTCTAAATCTGTTAAATGTAAAAGATTATGAACTGCTCTCGGCTTTAACTCTCCTGTTACATCAACATATATTGCCCTTTTATCAAATAGAAATGCTTCAACCTTGTCTTTAAGAGGTATTGTAAGTTCTACAGAATTATTTAATGTTCTTTGCACAACACCATTAGCTTTACGTTTTACTTGTTGATTTCGTCTTATGGATATATCATATCCTAAAAACCCTGCAGTTTCTGAACTATGGGTTATTTTTGTTTTTTCATCTGATAATTCTAACGCCAAATTTTCACTAAGCCATTCTTTAATATTTTGCTTAAACCATATAGCTTCTTCTTTCGTTCCACTTATTCCAATAAGAAAATCATCAGCGTATCTTATATAAACCAACTTTTTATCCGTATTGTCTTTATATGGTAATGTACGTTGTCTTTTTTGCATTTCTTTGACAGTATCAATCCATTCCTCTCTATATGGACTATTAGGATTATCATTAATCTTTTTCTTTAGACGATTAATTTTTCCTGTAATACTTCCATAAACTGTAGTACATTTTTGTTTAGATGGTTTATCAAAATTTTTCTTTAATTCACCGATTTTGCAGTCAAATTCATGCAAGTAAATATTTGCTAGAATAGGACTTAAAATTCCACCTTGTGGCGCACCGCTGTAGGTGTTATGATATTTCCATTGTTCAAGATATCCCGCTTCAAGAAATTTTCCGATTAAGTTTATAAACTTTGAATCCTTAATTTTATAAGCAAGTATTTCTAACAACTTTTTATGCGCAATGTTATCAAAGCACCCTTTTATATCCCCTTCTATAAACCATTTTGTACTACGAAAATCTTTTGATATTTGTGAAAATGCAGTATGGCAACTTCTATTGGGTCTAAAACCATGTGAATTATTCCTAAATACAGGTTCATAAATTGGTTCTAATATTTGCCTAATAACTTCTTGTACTAATTTATCACGAAATGAAGGAATACCAAGTGGTCGCATTTTACCATTTCTTTTTGGTATGTATGTCCTTCTCACTGGTTTAGGTTCATAAGTTTGATTTTTAAGGTCATTTATTATTTTCCTTATATATTCAAGGCTAAATCCATCAGCAGTATCATTATCAATTCCTTTAGTTGCAGCACCGTTATTTGCATAAAGATTTTTATAGGCATTCATGTAAATATCCTCTCTAAGCAGATATCGATACAACCTTGTAAATACTCCATCATTATGTTCTTTTGAACTCTTTGAAATTCGTTCTAAAATTACTGATGTTGGTTTCATTTGAGGTTTCTCCTCCCTTTCATCTATTCCTTTTAGATTTGCATAAACTGTTTCCCTTCGCCATGTAGTGGTCATTATCCACCTCAAACTACTACGGAAACTCCGTAACCTTGTAGGATATTCAAACCCATAAGTTATAGCCTTTTGGCATTCCTATTTAGGTTATCCCCAGTTAACATTGTTACTTGGTTGTAGGATTGTCGGTTTTGCTTTTGTTTCTTTAACACTAGTTCTCTAGCTTGTGGCATGGTATTTGTAATTACGTCAATAACTTCTACATATTTATTGACCTATCATACACAAAGTTTCAGGCTAATTTCTTTGCTCCTATTTTAACGGACACTCGAAACTCACATTCACCAAACATAGGTTAAACCTCATATCCTTTTGCCATTGCGGTTCAGTAGTACCCTTTAGCCTTTAGGTAACTTTTCCGCTTTCCTGTCGTGCTTTGTTCCCGTATCAGCTTTCGCCTTTCGGTTAGACAGGTTGGCTCTCTCGTAATTATGAGAGGCGAATCCTAATTCGCTATTAACAATGCCCTATCTGGGCGCACGTAGAAAAAAATAACAGCAGTACGAATTGCACTACCGTTTCCAATCAAGTGAACATCTATTATATTTCCTATGCCTACAAAGGTAAAAATTAAAACCTTCTTAAAAATCCCTCTAAACCCTACCTCACTTGATAGCTTTCTTTCTAGCACAGCTACCATTAAGCCTGTTATATAGTCAATGATAACAAAGGTAATCAGTACATACATAAAGCCATCAACTCCTCCCAAAAACCAACCAATATAGCCACCAATAGCAGCAAATATTGCTTGAATAAAATTAAATGTGTTTTTCACTTTACATCTCTCCTCTTTCTACATTTTTATTAATGTGGTGGCATATCTAGTGGATTAACATATTCACAGTTAAAATCATACTGAATTTTCATAGTGTTTGTTGGAGTTTTTGTTACCGGTTCTGGAAGGCGTGTATGAGCAGCTGCTGGAACTACATAATATTCAGAAATAGAACCATAATTCATTGAACTATAAGCAAAAAGTGTTTGTCTTGCTTTATCCCAACAAATACTGTAATAGTAACAGGAAGTTAAATCAGTACTTCCATAAATGCTTAGATCTTCATTTACTTGAACACATCTACTACCATATATCATTACCCATAATTTATTATTAGGTATTTCAGTTATATATCCTCTATAAGATGTTCCAGAATAAACATCAGCTTTACTTACAAACGTCCCATCTTTATTATATTTAGCTATGCAGTTTTTATATTTAGAGCTTGAACCTGAGGTATCAGTACATCCATTATATGATATAAATATATAATTAGCTGTTACAGCTATATCCGAGTAATCTACACTAGAAACTAAATCTCCAGGAAGTACTGCACTTTTGTTATAGGATGCAATAACATTGAAACTTTTATCTGTCTTTTTAAATGACCCATCGCTAATAAGGAGCCAAAAGTTTGTACCATCATAAGCTATTGCTTTTGTTGCTACACTTAAGGTTATATCACTTTTTCTCTGCTCAGTTACTTTGTCATAAACTATAATAGTTTTGTTGCCTGGAGTTAAATAATACAAGTTTGTTTCATCTACACATAAATTGCAACTTGATAGATTAGCCGAAGATGTACCTACAACTATACTGTTTTTTAAGTATACCTTATTTATTACAGGCGGCTGAGCTTCACTAAGACTACTTGCTCCTCCAGTCCAATATATGCTTTTGAAAGTTCCGTTTGCTGCATGGGTAGGAAAATCAATTACAAAGTGCTTTAATCCAGTAGACCTTGTCCATTCCCCTTTGTTAACAGTCCCCTTTAAAATGTCACTACCGCTATAAGTGTACCACCCATCTGCATAACCTATAATATCCCCCCAAGTCCAATAATCATAAGGATCTTCTGGTATATCTCCTGTTGTTAAAGCCATTACTCTAAATGGATAAGTGTAATAAATATCTTGGAGTAGGCTCTTCTGCGTATTATCAAGCATTGGATAATAAAATCCATCAAGATAAGCTATGTTTCCAAATGCCGCTGATATCCTATTTTCACTTTTCGCCTCATATGTCTGCTTTCCTGTAAGTGAATCATATAACTTAACTGTAGCAGTTCCTGTAAAGGGCATTATTAGTTTTTTCTTTAACACTTCAATTTTAGTACCTTTTATTAAATCTTTGCTGTAGGCTAAACTTTCTTTAAAAGCCATTCTCTGTTCCTCCCCTCCATTTATTTTTAATATAAAAAAAGCCTCTACCATGTTAGGTAAAGACCTTCTGCCGTATAATCAATATTGCGAAGAATAAAATAATTTTTATTAAAATTTATCTTATAAGTATAAATAACACTATGAATATTAGTACAAAAAGAATTATACAGATATACATACTCTTTTTATCTCTATTTATGATAACCAACCTAGTTAAAACTAACATAAAAAATAAAGCACTAATAATAGATAAATTTAATATAACAATGGTCTTAATTCCGTTAGTTGCCAATTCTTTAATTGCAATAATATTTGAAAACAATATTGCAATTATACCTGCAAATACTGATAATACTTGAATATTTTTTATAATATTATCATCAAGATTTTTTTGTATATTTTCATAAGTTTTTTCAGCCTTCTGCATCTTACTTGTAAATTGCGTTTGCATATTATTTATCTCTTCTTGGTGTGGGGCAAAAAATTCATTAAATGCCTCTTCAAAACCACTCCTAAGAGCATTCGCAGATTCTTCAAGTGATTTCGTTTCTTCTTCATCTAAACATATCTTACGGTATACATTACTTCCAGATACCTGCATATGAGTTGTTAATTTAATTTTACTACTTTCTATATTAATTTCCTTTTGTGTATAGAATGAACTTCTATTAAAATCTTCGTCCTCTGTTGCATTGTTTTTGTAAGGATTCTTATCTTCAGTTACATATTCTATTAATCCTAAGCTTACAAGCCAGTTTATATTATTTTCTATGAGTTTTTTACTTTTTAATATATTATTTTTTTCAATGGCTTTATAGACCGTTTGGATATCCACTTCACTAACGTTAACCCATCTATGTTTTTCTGAATACTCTGCACTACATTTTGCAATAGCCATAAAAATCTCATAGGAATCATTTTTTTTTAATTCATCTATAAAATATTGTTCATCTCTTATCATTTATGTATCCCCTATTTTTCAATTATTTTGTTATGAAACATCAAGTATTTGGGGAACTCAGTTCCCAAAGTGTTATATTCACGTAATATCTTACAACTGTGTCTCAACTAATTCTAGTATAACATGAAATTTAAGGAGATTATGTTAATTTGCTCAATCATTTTAAAGATAAAATATACTCTATACCTACACTGTATTGTAGTTAACCCTAATTTGTTTTAGTTTTAAAATATCTGAACTTGATGTAACTTCCATATACCATGCAAATCTCATCTTTTTATTTGAAAGTCCAATGGATGTCCATTGTGCTTCAGTAATTCCTTGAAGAATAGCAACAGGCATCCCTTTTGTTTTTACATCTTGCATATTTGTTATATCTACTAATACCCATGAACTTCCATTCCAAGCTTTCCACGTAACTCCACTATCTGTACTTACTATAAAGGTTATAACTCCACTGCCAGCGTTATCTAAAGTTACTGCTGCATTGATTATATCTATTATATATGCCTCACTAAATAAAATATCTTCCTTCATATTTACAATTATAGGTTTTGGTTTAATTGTTTGAGTTATCTGTGGTGCTATCATCTCAGCTAGAGGTGACCATATTTTTAATACTGGAGAAGTAGATATAAGTCCTGTTCTTTCTTTATGGTATGTATCATCACCATAAGTTTGGAACTTTTCTGCAGTCAGTGGTAATTCTGAAACTTTAACATAACTTAAAGATACCGAATCCCAGTTCTTAACATCGTTTCCATCTACCATAAGGTATTTTATATCTGTTTGAATATATGAACCTTCTTGAATTATATATGATTTTCCTTGAGCTGCCTGTGGTATGAAAGCATAAGATCTACTGCTTTCAAGGGTTAATGTAGTAGTTCCTAGTTCAGGGTTTACAAAAGAATTTGTTCCAGTGTTAGGTATCTTCTCAATTATAAGTATCATTGCACTATCATCAAATAATATAAGTTCCCATACTAAATTAAGAGTTCCCCATGTACTGTAACTTTGATGTCCCTCCCATCTGATTCTAAAGGTAGGCTTACCATTTACAGTTTCAGCAGCATAATAAATATTATCTGCTCCAGCATCCCTTCTGTTTACTTTAAGCTGCTCTGTTGCTCCAGTAAAACCAATCCACGAATTACCATTGATATTAATAGTAGTTCTGCAGTTTACATCATTATAGAAAAAATCAAAGCCTATGTCTGGTAACTTAACTGTAGAATCATCATTATGGGAACTTAATAAGGTCATACCACTATTTCCTTTTGGTGCAATTATATTAGAACTATATACACCCATTCTACTTTACCTCCAGTTTTTCAATACTTGCAAAGCTATTAATATCTAAAAGTTCAAAACTATACATTTTGCCTATGTCTATAGGCTCATCAACTGCTGTTCCTTCATAGCCTGTTTTAAAATAAAGCCCACTATTGTCTAGTATCAATAGATTCTCATCAATTAAATATTTGTACATATACTCAGAAGTAAGATATAAAATTTCACCATATTTTTTAATTGAAACTGCATAGTTTGTACTCATTTGCTTTCCACTAGTAATTGCTGATATATCTGCTGTTTGATGAGCACTTAATATTGAGGTAGCAGGATTTTGTAATTCAGAACTAATATAGTTACCATTTGTTTTACTTAAATACAATTCACTTATATTAACAAAGCTTTGTTTCTCTGAACATTCTGCATGAGGTGGTTCTGCACTTAGCCCACCTTGAAGATTTCTTCCATCAATCATGCATTGAAGATTAAACATTGGTATAGTTACTGTCCCAGTATCCACTTTTAAAAAAACAGCTACGTAGTGTGCTCCTTTACTAACCTGTGGTATGCCAAGGGGGATACCTATAACATTATCTCCCTGCTGGAGCTTTTGTTTTGGAGCAAACGGAATATCTTTATTGTCTAACTGAATTTGAATTGTTAATGTGCAGGCTGTACTAGCAGCGCAATACATAGAAAAATTCATAGAAAGATTAGTGGATGCCACTGCAGTGACTCCAAGATATATTGGTTCAATAGCTGTTGTACCTACAGTTAAAGCCACTGGATTTGCATAATAAAGCATAGAAGTTAAAGATCCAGCTACTTTGTTTCCTAGTTCATCTATGGTAGTTTTAATAATTCCCATATCCAATTGATTTAATATACTGTCTCTTGGTTGCCCTAGTTCAACTTTTACATTTACTCCAGTTAAAACATCCTTCTTTATTTTAAGCACAGGTACTTTTACATCTATCTCAAAATCCTTATGTCTTACTATAACCAAATCTCCTACGTTAACTTTTTGAAGATGCTTATAGTTTTCATACTCCTTTGTTTTACTGAGTTCGATGAAATCCACGTCAATGCTTACTTTACTTAAACCTATTACATTTGCTGATTCTTGAGCTAGTAATCTTAAAGTAACCTCATCTTCAGCATCTTTAAACTCTACCTTTTTTATAATAGTAGATGATTGCAGAATTGAGAATTAAAAAATGTGGATAACTTTTGGAATTTTGCTTTAAAATCTGAAAAAATAGAGCACAACAAAAAGCCTTTTGGTAAAAAGGCATGCGTAGCATGGTGACTCGATATTAAATTGTGGATATGTTAATTAAGCAGCTATTTTAAGAAGTTTATTTATGCTTCTAATATATTCAGGTTTATTTATGGCGTAAGCCAGTATTACATTTATGAGTTTAGAAATAGCAGTTAAGTATAGGTCAGAACGCATAGTAGTGGTATTTACTGTTCTTGGGTGTTCAATGCATGGATTGGATTTAAAAGAAGCTATAGATCTTTCAATACTTGCACGAATAGGGTATGTTTCATCCCATTCTGAAGAATTCCTTTGAACACCAGGATAAAGTCTAAAATCTTTATCAGGATAAACATATGTCATACGACCACTTTTTGCATCTGTACAGGGATTTTCGCATGTATGATAGCATTTACCTTTTTTATCCCTAAAAGATTTTGGGCAAGTAAATTTAAATCTTAAACTTCTATTTTTACCTTTACAAAGACCTTCAGATTTAAATTCTTCGTTAGTTAATGGGCAAAGAGGAATTCCTTCAGTATTATATTCTAAACCTCTAACTTTGTTATTGGTTTGATTACGTGGGTTAAGAGGAATAAATACTTTTTTAAATCCTAAATGTTGAAGTAATCCAAAGTTATCATAACTATCGAATTCTGAATCACCCAAAAAAGTTTTAAATCTGAAATCAGAGTTTGTTTTTAGATTTTGCAAAAATGGCATAATAACTGGTTTCAATGAGGCATTATCATAGAAATATTTTTGTTCTTCTGGTGTATCAAATTCTTTTTTATCCATAGATTCATAAAAATCTTCATCAAAGAATTTTATACTTAAAGGAATGCCCAAACCATTAGTTAAAATACCAAATTTATAGAAATAACCAAAATGTCCATTAACAAAATCTAGCTTGATATTAGAATTAGCATATGCAAATTTAGGCATATTCTTATATGCGGCAGCATAAGGGTTAAAGTTTTCTTTATTTGTAGCTTTAGCATATGATTTTTGTCTATTAATTTCAGCTACAAGAGTTTTGGGGTTATTTTCTTTCACTCTTGGCTTTAATCCAGAAGTATCGTATATAAGCATAGAATTAAGATCTTTGTCAGGTGAATTATCTGGAAGATTATTATTGATGTCTTCACAAATATCAATAGCTTTAAGAGCCATAGAATCAAATAAATTAGCAATGTCAGTTTGAAAATCAGTTTTAAATCTACTGAAAAAAGATTCATCAGGTATAGATTTATAAAATCCGCAAAATTCTCTTATTTCGGTAGAAAACACAAGAAAAATTGTTAGTAAGGCAGTAGTAGGAATATGAAATATTTGCATGATTAACAAAGCTGATAATATAGAAGAAAGCTCATAATCTCTATTTTTTCCTAAATCAGCATAATAATGTTCTTTAAATGAATTAGGAATAAAGGTAGTAATATCAAAATTTTCAGCAAGTAATTTAATGAACCCTACGGGTTGTTTAGTAATCATGTGTTCTAATTCAGATTTCTGTTCAAAAATATTAAGTTGTTTAGTTTTATTAACACAAAACATGTTTATTCTCCTCTTCTGTGATTTGTTATTTTGTGTGGTTACAAATATTATCTCATGGTGGAGGAAAATATAAAAGCCTAACGGCTAAAAAGTTAGGCGAATCAACGCTTGCGGAATTCCGCAAGCGACTATTTTTTATAATAGGAAAGGGAGGATACTTTTCACTATCCCAATTAGGTACATTAATATATTTTTCAGTAAGCTTAATACCATCCTTTCCTACAGGATAAAGCTTTGTTACAACACTAGTGGTATCTACATTAAACTTTAAACCAACTATATTTTTACCCTGGGCAATTAAAACTCCTGCATCTTCTCCCATAGAATTAAGTATCCTTATATCAAAGTTATCTCTTTTAAGTTCACCACATTCCCATATATCAATAATAGAAAATATAGCTTCTACAGGATTTTTCTCTACCACACTGATTGAATTTGCAGTTATAATATCACTGTCTACTGTATATACAGCAATTAACTCACCTACTAAAGATTTCTCCAATGCGGTTTTTACACTACAATTTTCAGCTTTCATATTTTCTATAAAGTAATAGGAAAGATCATAGAAGATGTGCTTTGCCCATACCTTAGTAATATTTCTCCCATCACTATTTTTCTCTACTTTATATATCCTAAAAAGTTGTCCATCTGCTTTAATAATATTCCACTCTTCAAGGTACTTTGATTTCTTAGAATTAGCAGGATACTCTAGCTCTAATGAATAATCTCCATTTAACTCTTCATTAATAATGCAACTTAAAGCTTCACTTAACACTCCAAGACCATTACTTTCAAAATTCCCTTTAGTAGTTTTCTTATCATAAATACATATCATTATAACCACCGCCAGTTTGGTAAAAGCTCCACTTTATTAACATTTCCACTCCACTCTATAACATTTTCACCTGGTTTTAGTTTTAGAAACTCTCCTGTCATTTTTCCATTTAAATTGTTTCCTGCATCATCATAGCAATCCTGTATAACTGAATTAATTATAATTTTTTCAGATATACCTTTAAGACTTATCTGCTGTCCATTTATTTTAAAAACTATATCACCAGCACCATAAATGCTTATAATAGGCTCACTATCAATGGTTCCTGGATTAGTTGTAACTGTACCAGAAGTATTTATTGTTACTATATTATTTTCTACTGCATACTTAAAAGGTCTGCAGTTAAATATTATTGGAAATTCACTAAAAATTTTATAAGTTTGTTTAAAGTCTATGGCATTTACGACTTGAGCAATATATTTTTTATCATCTTGAAAACTAAATATCAGATCACTTTCACCTGCTGTAAAGAACCACGCCTTTATGTTATCAATCTTATTTGCAAGACTTGAATTGTCCTTTACTGAGCATTCAACAGTTATTGTTATATCCTCATAAGTTTTTTCATCAAACCTTAAATTGGAGTCTCTTCCGGGAATATTTATTATATTTATTCTGCGTTTAGGAGAAAGAAGGGTTGGTCTTTCAGATATTAAAATTCCAAAGTCATCATAACTATTCTTACCACCAAAATTAAAACTAAGCATCTTAAACTCCTCCCTTCCCCATGGCAATTCTCTGCCTGTAAAATTCTAATTCATAAGCTAATTGTTCTATATCCTTGTCTGTGTTATTTATGAAATTCTCTATATGCAGAGTAAAACTGTTTTTATTGTCTAAGTTCTTATCTTGTCTTAATGTATCAGTAACTGGTAGTGCCATTTCTCCTATCTTAGTATTAATTTTCATATCTAAAGCCAAGCCTTTTATAGCTTCAGACACAGCATGCTTATTTTTATTTATCCCATCAGCTAACCCTGACATAAAATCTGGCATCCAAGTCTCGTAATCAGTAAGTGGTCCTTCATCTGGAACAGAAAAATGTAGATAACTTCTTATCTTACTAGCTAATGCACTTACTGCATCTTCAACCTTACCTATAGAAGATCTAATACCATTGACAATTCCTTGAACAAAATCTACTCCATAGCTCCAAGCCTTAGATGGTAAACTTGCTAAATAGCTTAATGCATTATTAATACCATTTTCTATAGAACTTCTTACATTTCCTATAGTGCTGTTTACTCCATCTTTCATCCTGGTAAACATCTGCGAGCCATAGTTATATAGTCTTGAAGGCAATTGAGAAAACCAGATTAAAATAGAATTCCATATATTAAGTACTGTTTCTTTTATATTGTTGCAAAGATTTATTATAGTTTCCTTTAGTTTAGTCCAAGCACTTACAGCTGTATTTTTTATAGCCTCCCATATATTTGTTAAAGCTGTTTTTATATTATTCCATATGTTTTCTATGTCTGATTTTAACTTAGTAAAGTTTCCTGTGACTATATCAAGAATTATAAGTACCGCACCTAAAACAATGTTTTTTATAATATCCCAAGTATTTTGAAATATTGTTTTATAAAAATTCAATGCTGGGCCCAAGAAATTCTTTATACTATTAAGGCCATTACTTATAGTATTTTTTAAGTTTTCCCAAGCAGTTAATGTTGTAGTTTTTACATTTTCCCAAGCATCAGATATAGATGTTTTAATATTATTAAATACAGTTGTAACAGAATTCCATAGTTCCGAAGCCTTAGCCTTTATAGTGTCCCAGTGCTGATATATTAGCACTCCAGCAACTATAGCCAATCCAATCCCAATAACCCAAGGATTGAACACCATTCCTAAAACTTTAGACATACCACCTAATTTACCAATAGCAGTTGACACCTTACTAAAGGCACTAGATAAATTGCCAACAGCATTTATTACACTAGCCAGTCCAACTAAAACAGGCTCAACCGCTGCAATTATAGCACCTACAACAAGTATCGTCTTTTGTGTACTTTGATCTAACTTTGCAAAAGCTTGAATCCATTCATTTAACTTAGTAATTATAGGAGTTATTATAGGTAATATATTTTGCCCCATTGTAGCACCAAGTTCTTTTAAGCTTTCCTGAAACACTCTCATCTGATTAGCTGTACCTGCACCTGTGCGTTCAAAATCTCCGTGAGCATTTTTTGTTTTTTCTAGAATATAGTTATATCTAAGCTGGACCTTTTCTGCTTCAGTCATATCTTGAGTTTTCTTTTGTATTCCTTTTGAATAGGCATACTGCTGCAAATTAGTATCTGTCATTACTACACCTAACATTTTTAAGCTTTCTGTTTCACCAGTAAATATACCATTTAATGCTTCTTCAGCTTGTTTTATATCAATGTTTTTAAAACTTGATAAATCCCCAGCTAATCCGACCAAGGACATAGACATTTTTGCTGCTTCTTCTTGATTTAGCCCCATGCTTGTTGCCATGTCACCATAAAGAGCTGACATATCTAAAGCCGTTCCTTTTGCGATACCATAACTTTTAAGAGTAGTATCTGACCAATCTTTTACTTTTTGATTGACACTTCCAAAAGCAACCTCAACTTTGTTCATACTTTCGCTTGTATCTGAAGCTAACTTTACACTAGCAGTTCCTGCTGCAACTAATGGAGCTGTTAGTGCTAATGAAAGCTTAGATCCTACATTGCCTAACCCTTCACCAACAGATTTCATTTTACTTCCTATACTGCCTAAACTTTTACCTAAAGTAGTCCACTTATTGCTTTGAACTTCTATTTCTTTGTTGGCCTTTGAAAGTTCATTCTCCATTTGTGAGAGAGTCTGTTTTGCTTTATTAAGTTTTATTTCAAGTTCTTGAGTAGCTTTGCTGTCTTTTCCTTTTGTTTCAGCACTCTTAGTATAAGCCTGTTCTAATGTACTTACTTTTTGTTTCTGTAGTTCCAATTGTTTAGCAAGGCTTTCTGATTTTAATTTAAGTCCCTCTATTCCCTTTGCATTTTCTCCTAATGCTGCAGTATTGGCTTTAAACTCACTATCAAGAACTTTAAGATTTCTATTTATACTACTTATACCATTTTGAAAACCACTGGAATCTAAGCCTATTTTCACAGCTAAACTTCCAAGTTCTTCTGCCACTCTCTCACCACCTCTACAAAATATTTAAAACAGAATTTAAGTTCTGCCTGTATTCCTTGTTAGCTCTGTAAATTAAAATATCGAAATAATAAAATATATCCATCTCGTCAATATCATTTAATGTCCAACTCTGCTCTAAAAGCTGAGAATAAATTTCTTTTATAAAATCAAGCGGAGATAGCTTTTTATCACTATCTCCGCTTACTTGTTTGGGAATTCCTCCAATTTACTTCCCATAGTTCCTACTATTCCATTTATGCTGTCATTAAGAGTTTCTATAAGCTTATCTGCATCAAGCCCATCATAAAAATCATCTCTGCTGAATTTATTACCATAAAGCTCTACTACAAAATCAACTAAGCCATCTAAATCCTTTGTTTTTAAATTATTGAAGTCTACATTTTCATTTACCTCTATTGCTTTTCTAAGCATTCTTGTTTTCACCTTAGGCATTACATAAGTCTTGTCATTCAATATTAATTCCAAATTCTATACCTCCCATCCTTAATGTTAAGCTACTGGAGCATATACATTGGTAAACCAAGTAGTTCCACCTGCAAATCCACTATCTTCATCAGCAGTGTACTTCCATTTTCCATCTGCTCTTGTAAGAAATGTACCTTTAAGTTTTGGTGTCTGGAATTTAGTTTTGTCTTCCTGTGTTGAGTGTTCTTCTTCTGGTTCACTAAATTTACCCTTAAGAAGCCAAACATATCTGTACTTTCCATTAGCCTTCTTTATCTTAAAGCCAATAGCTATATATGGAGCAATATCATCAGCTTCATAACTCATCACCTTACTTGTAGCATCTAGAGTATGTCCAAGTAAAATTGCCTGAACTTCTAAAGGTAAATCCTGAATTTCAATTTCCACATCTACTTCACCCATACTGGATACCGTTTCTACTGCTCTATTATCAGCATAGAGAGTATCTGAATTACTCTTAGGACTTATTTTTACATTTATTGCTGGTGAAATTAATTCTGGTGTACCATAAGTTATTGTTGCTTCATCTGTTAAAACCGCATAAACCAAATTCTCTACTCCTATAGGAGCACTATTTACTATTTGTGGCATAGATTATTACCCCCATTCTTCTAATTTAAATAAAAAAATCTAATTGCTTTATGATATATCTTTGTATCACTTTCAAATAAATCAGCCGCAGAAGTTCTTATAAACCCTGCGGCCTCCATAGCATTTTTCACATTTTCTATAAGCTCTGTATAATCATTTTTACTCCATACATCTATCTGAATATAGTAACCTGTAGCCTTTTCTTCATTATCAGCATACTGCTCACCTTTCTCTAAGTAGTTAAAGAAGGTTATATAGATACTTTGTTTTCCATTGTATCTTTGAAATGAAACTGGTACATTGAGAGATTTCAAAGCTTCAATTACTAACTTATTTATCACTTGAGGCCCTCCTTCAAAGTTTCAGCTATAGTTCTTTTTATGTTGTTCTTATTTTTCTCATAAGCTGGCTGCAGAAAGGGTCTTGCAGGCATTTTAGATGTCCCGAATTCAATAAATTTCCCATAAAACACTGCTGAGTTATCTCCTCTATCTACACCTACAAGGATATATTTCATTCCATCTTTCTTTTTTACATTAGTTATCTTAAGACCTTTTCTCAGCTTACCACTTCTATTTTTAAAGGCATTTGTTGCTTTTGCATCCTCAAGTACAGGCTCTGCAGCATTTTTTAGTGCTTTGTTTTCAAGTTTTCCTAAGTTTGCACCTATCTGTTGAAGCTTGTTTAGTATTTCGTCAACACCAGTAAGTTCTATATTAGCCACTATTCTCAACCTCCATGCCCTTGATTTCTATAAACTTATTTCTATATTTGATGTTATCTATAGAATTTATGTTGTACTGATTTCCCTTAAAAAGAATTCTCATAGAAGTGTCAATTTCCTCTGTGTATCTTATAGTAAACTTAACAGTATTTTCTGCCTGAACAGCTGCAGCTTCGAAGTACTCTCTACCATGAAGATTTTCAACTTTTGCCCATAAATCCTTAAAATCACCCCAGGTTTCAACTTCAAAGCCATTCTCATTTGTTATAGTTTCTAAGCCTTGAAGTGTAATCCTATTTTTTAATTCCTCTGACTTCATACTGGTATCACCACCGTAAAACAAAAAACTGTAGTAATCAAAACCACAGTTTTTATCATTTCAATAACAATATGTGTAATATTAAGTTTAAATTTCATATGATTTATCTTCATCAAGCCAGTCTTTATATTTATCTAAATCACTTTTAACTTGTTTAATTACTAGTCCTAGTACTAAAGCATCATCAACAAGCCCACCAGGTAAAAAATCAGGAATAATATCTACAGGAGAAACAAAATACAATAATCCAATTATAATGACTATAATTGAACCTACTGGAATATCTTTATAATCACCAGATATCCAATCTCTTATAAGTCCAAACAACAATTGAACATTTTCCCATATTTCTTCCAAAGGTCCCTTTTTATTTGCTTTCTTAACAGCTTCATCTAGTAGCTTCTTAGCTTTCTTCTTATCTTTTGAGTACTCCTTAGCCTTACGCCCAAGTTTTTCTTTGATATTATCAAAATTTATATCCATGACCTTTCATCCCCCGCGCAAATAGTGTTATTTATCTCAATAATACTATATTTTTACAAGTTATTCAATGATTATCAATATTCTTTATCATATCGGTATCACCCTATTCATAGAAAGAAGTGAGTTTCTTGCTTCTTCAAGCTTTGCTTTTTCCTCTGGTCTATAGTCATCATAAAGTAACTTCATTTGCAGAATGATTGCCCACTTAATTGTTTCTGGAACTTTATCACCAATATCTCCATACCCTGCAACTATTCTTGCCCTTACAGCATTTACTAATTGAAGTTCAACTACAGGCCAGTGCTTTCCTCTATTCAAAACAACTCTATTTACAAAGCCATCTAAATCAGCAATGTAATTACTTTCATCAAATAAATACTCCTGTCTATTATCATCATAATATTTTATACTTTCCACCTTTTGTACCGGTGAGCAGCTATTAAAAACTATAGCATTACCATTAGGGAAAGTATCCAAAACAAGCTCTAATGTCTGAGTTATATATTTTCTATTTTGATAATCTTCACACCATTCCCTTGCTTGTTTTATAAGACTTGATATAAGTAAATCATCATCACTTCCGTCTACTCTTAAATGATGCTTTGCTTCCTCTAAGGTTATCGGTTCAACTATTGGTTGAGTTATTATTTTTATTGCCATTTTTATCACCTCAAAAGAAAGGACCCAAAAGGCCCCTTGTATTAATCAACAACTACAGATGAAGGAACATCTCCAGCATATTTACTGTCCAAAATAAACTCTGCACAAGCAAAATTAGTAACCTGAGTACTTGCCCCAATTCTTACATTTAAACAAGTGAAGCCATCATTTACATCAAGCCTTGCAGGATCTATATGAAATACCACCTGTTTATTCTTTGCAGTATTTGCTACGGTGTAGCTTACCCCATCGTTTTGCCTTATAAGTGAATCCCCTAAGGACACATCCTCGTTAGCCCATACTGGAACGCTATTTGTTAATGGCTTTGCCCCAGTTCCTGAAACATCCTTTGCCTGATAGAGAGAAATCTGTGTTGCATGTCCTACTTCTTGAGTTAAATTTACAACAACTGTACCTGTAATTACATTTTTTAAACTTACATAATCACCTGTTATTGCAGCATTAGTAGTTTTGGGTTCTAATGCCTGAACTATCTTATATTTTTCGACTAAATTCATGGTTAAATCCTCCTTTTAATTTTGAATTTAAGTAAAAGAAAAAGACCTGCATTTGCAAGTCTATATTGTACTTTTGTGTTATTTTAAAATTGTTACATCATGATTCAATTAACACTACTATAATTTATGATAAATCTAATCTACAAATTGGAGTTTACTGATTAATTGAAGTTGTTATGCAATATCTCATTGAAGATGTGCTTTTTATTTTTTCTTTGGTTTAAATAAAGCACTATATGCTTTAACATCTGGGTCATTAATCAGCCATCCAAATTTCTTTAGAAACTCTATCTTTTCTGCTATTGTTTCAAGTAGTTGCACCGACTCTTTTCCAGGTAACCGTATATTTTCCTTGTTATCAAAATATTTACTCTCTGCCCCGAAGCGGAGAATTTGTGGTATCCCATCCTTTATAATTTTACGGAAAGTTACTTTTGCATAGTCTCCTGTTACAAAATCATCTCCTACTAGACCATCCAACAAACCTTTGTTTAATTTTTCAAGGACAATTTGCTCTAATTCATCTTTCATATCAACATCTTACCTTTCTCAAATTGGAATTTAACTGTAGTTTTTCACGAAAGCCCTCCGCTCTTTTGGTTGTCATTATTATTGCTTTTTAAGTTTAACCGTTGTAGTCGTGCCCATAGCGGAAGCTTCATAGCTTAATACTCCATTTTGGTATTTCATAGTTTTAGTATCATCACTCGAAGCAAGTAAAGCGCTTTCAGTTTTACTATGGTCATTTTTTGAAGTCCATGAATAAGGTTCGTCAGCAGTTGTTGGAGCGACAAAAGAACCAGCCCAATAAAGTGATTTTGTATCGCCCTTATCACTTACCCAGTAAATTGTAATCGTATCACCACTTATTGTTGCAGCTTGATAAGAGTCAGCAGATTTGCTATTTTCTTGTTTCCATTCACCCGTCAAGTCAGGTATTTGCTTTTTAATGGTATTACTAACATTGCCAGTGCTTGTCGGCGTGGAGCTACACCCAGTAAATATTGTTATGAGCAGAGCCACGCAAAGGCTAATTATCGCCAGTTTTTTTATTTTCATTTTCATTATCCTCCTATTTTTTAGTATAGTCTTAACTTAAGAAAGTATCTGACAAATTGGAATTTGTAAGTTTCTCATTTTGCTCAACTTTTCCATTTCATAACAAACTCTATTTCCCCAGTATTTTCATCTACTTGCTCTGTAGAAATTGTAAAACCTTCTCTTAAATAAAATCGTAATGCACCCTCGTTCTTCTTATAAACACATAAAGACAATTCATTGTTCTTACATTTTGAATAATCAAGCAATAGTTTTCCAATTCCTTTTGACTGGAAATCACTTGACACAAATATTCCTGCTACAAAACCTTCCATTAAACCAATAAATGCCTGTACCTCGCCATTCTTCTCATATACATAGATTCTTGCTTTAGGCATCATTTCCTTAACTGCTCCAAAATTATCTTTCCAATATTTACTATAAATAAAATTATGTGCCAAAATATTTGTATCAAGCCATAGTTGCATTATCCTATCAATATCCGTTGTTCTAAATTCTCTAATCATTAGTTAAGCTCCTTGTTAAATTATAATTTACCGACTTGCTCTATAATTCTAACTCGTTATAGAAAATTATACCACAAACATTACCAATTCCATAATTATTTGTGGTATGTTTTATCAATTTCTATCTATCCCCTAAAGTTACAAAAGGACTTAATGGATTTGCCCCCTTATAAGGCATTATTGGTTTATTCTTATATGGCATTCCATTGAATTTATAAATGAACCTAAATACTTGTTCATCATATAAAAATCTTACATGAATAGAAACATCTGAAGTTGGTGCTTTCTTATCTATTCCAATATACTGAGTTGGGTCCGCTAAGATTATATCTCCCTTTTTACCGAGTACAGAGCATTGCTCTATTGGAATAATTGGTCTATTAAGTAGTGTTGAATACTGAGAAGTTGCAGCTCCACCAGATGGCATAAACACAGGTGCTCCACCAGTTCCAATATTAAGAGCCATAGTATAAAGCTGTGGCTCTATCTCTTGATTTATATACCATACTGCATTTGCTCTAAGTCTAGCAGGCATTGAACTCCACATTTTAAGTATGTTTTCATATTTAATAGTTCCTGCGGCTTGGCTTGTTTCTTTAGGAACTGTTACAAGAGCATCTGAATTAAGTATTCCAAGAGGCATTCCAACACCAGTACCATTTATAATGGCATCATCAATCTTAAAGCTCATTTCATCTGCATAAGCTTGCCTCACAATAGCTTCAAGTGCTGTTGTATCTTGAAGAAGATCATCAGTAACATAGCAAAGTGCTAAAAGCTTTTGAAGTGACATTTCGATTTCTTTAAACTTAGGTTTACTTTGAGCAGCAGTCTCAGCTTCAGCTACCCAGTAAGCTTGAACTCCACCCCATCTTGAACCATTAGCTCTGCTGTTTTCATCAATACCAAGTGCTCTAAGTCTATTGGTATTAGCACCAATTGGAATCATTCTAATCCTATTTGCTACTTGGCTTTGCGTCATCATAGATTCAAAGAGATCATTAATAAAATCATTCTCTAACAAGAATCCCCCTTCAGATGCAATGCTTTCGTTTAGTCCTGTAGCTGAGTTCTGATAGGATAATCTATTATCCACTCTTCCACCTGGACTTGAAGCCTTAGCTACTGCACTTAAAAACTCACCCATGCCCTTCCACTTCTTTTCGTTATGGTTTTTAGGTTGTGCATATATTGGCTCATTTACTGGAGTTTGTGCCTGCTTTTGCTTCTCAGCATCTAGCACATCAATTTCCTTTTGAGCTTCAATCTTGGCTTTATGAGCCTTTATTTCAGCAAGCTTTGCATTGATTTCATCAGCTGTAGCATCCTCTTTACTTATAAGGTTCTTTGACTGTACTTCTAATTCATTTAACTTAGCTAAAAGTTCTTTCATTTTTTCTGACATTTACATTACCTACCTTTCAAAATAATAAATGCCCTAAAGTTCACACTCTAAGGCAAGTTTTGCTTTTAATATTTCCATATTTTTATTGTCTGGTTCTAAAGCTTTGAGCTTTTTACTATACTGCTCTAGGAATTGTCTTGTATTGCTATTTACACTGTTTTGAATAGCAAACCTACTAAACATAAAGGAGTTTTCCACTAGCTCAGTATCAGTTTCCTCTTTATCTTGTGTATAAAGTATTCCATCTACGAACCCTTCACTTACTGCTTTCTTAGCACTCATCCATGTTTCTTCATCCATCATCTGTGATATTTTTGCTCTAGATTTACCTGTTTTAAGCTGATATGCATTAATTATGGTTTCTTTAACTTCATCAAGTACATCTGCACCATGTCTTAAATCCTTAGCTTCACCTTGAAAGTTTCCCCAAGGGTTATGAATCATAAGAATTGAGGTTGGAGACATAAGTATTTCATCCCCTGCCATAGCTATAACAGAAGCTGCTGAAATTGCTACTCCATCCACCTTTACTTTAACTTTTCCTTTGTGTTCTTTTAGTGCTGTATAAATCCTTGAAGCTGCATAAACATCTCCTCCATAGGAATTAATCCAAACATTTATGTCTTTTCCTTTATACTGAGTAAGTTCTGCCATAAAGCCTTTGGGAGTAACATTCTCTATTCCAAAGAGCATGGACCAAAAATCATCATCCATGGCAATATCACCATCAATTCTTAGATCAATCTCCTCTGAATTTTCTTCATTGTTTTTGAAATTCCAAAACGGCACTTCTATCACTTCCCTTCATTAATTAAATTAAATACCTCTTCCCTAAGAGCCTTTATTTGTTCCTGCTGTTTTCCTGCCTCACTCATATTTAAAGGTTCAAGGTATCGGTCTCCATTTTCTATAGGGTTCATATTTTCAAGCCTTCTAATATCATTAACAGAAAGCCATCCCCACTGCCTTCCTTGTGCATACGCCTCATATCTTGATTTGATATCTCCCCTTAAAAGTCCACTTATATTGAATTCAAAGTATCTGTTTTTTCTTCTTGATTCAGGAGATAAAAGCTGTAGATTTAGATTTTCCTCCCACCTCTTAAACCAAGGTAGCATGGTGTACATTATAAACTCTAAGCTTTGGTGCTCTATGTTATTGTTTGTGGCCCTTGTTAAATCCTGCACCAAGTGAAGTGGCACTCTAAACATCCTGCAAACATCCTCAATTCTAAATCTCTTAGATTCTATAAACTGAGCATCAGTAAGTTTCATAGTTATTTCCTTAAACTGTCCACCACCTTCAAGTATCATAGGAACACCTGCATTTGAAAGACCTGTATAATTTTTAGTTATATCCTTTTTAAGTCTTTGAAAAGCTTCATCTCCTAGCTCATTAGGGTATTGAAAGATACCGCTTGTTGAGGCTCTATTATGATAAAAGTTACTTTCAAATTTGTCCTGTGATAAACCTATATCAATGGTTAAAGCAGCATAGGTTAAAGGTGTTATTCCAACATAACCATCTAAAGTTAAACCAGGTATATGAAGTATCTCATCTCTTGTTTTTGCCT